ACTTGCGGTCACTTGAAGGTTTATCACAGGCCATTGTCGAGGGTGCGGCAGCTGCAGCTAAAGTTCTATTCATGGTTAACCCTAACGGGACAACACGACTGAGAACTATTGCTCAAGCTGACAACACTGCAATCATCGAAGGAAATAGACAGGATGTTTCAGTCCTACAAATGGACAAGTTCAATGACTTTCGGGTGGCCTACCAAGCCATGCAAGGAATCGAAGAACGACTCTCCCAACAATTCATGCTTCAGTCTTCAGTTCAACGTAACGGCGAAAGAGTTACCGCTGAAGAAATCAGATACCTAGCAGGTGAACTTGAGGATACCCTTTCAGGTATTTACTCAATCCTGTCTCAGGAATTTCAGTTACCTTATGTCAACCGTAAGATGGACGTACTGACCAAAGATAAGAAGCTGCCAAAGCTACCTGAGAACATTGTTAAACCGACAATCGTTACGGGGATGGAAGCCCTTGGTCGAGGTCATGACCTACGCAAGTTGGATATGTTCGTGCAAGGAATGGCACAGGCGCTGGGCGCAGAAGTATTACAGCGTTATGTAAATCTTCAAGATTACATCAAGCGTCGAGCAACTGCCCTTGGTATTGATACTGAGGGTCTGATTAAGACTGAAGAACAAATCGCCCAAGAAATGCAACAGGCACAGATGCAACAAATGGCAATGCAAGCTGGCCCATCTGCAATTCAGGAAGGCGTTAAACAACTAGGAAATTCATATGTTGAAAGCCAAAGACAGCAAGGCGAAGGCGACTCCTAAAAAGGAAGAAGCCCCAACCAAAGCTGCAAAGAAACCACTTGCTGCCCCTGCTATCGGGGGAAAGTTCACTATTAAGAGGGAAGACTTTTAATAATGGGTGAAAGCATAACAATCACAGAAGAACCGACTAGCCCTAATGCACCAGTTGCAGAACAGGATAACTTGTCAGATCGACCTGAGTGGTTGCCTGAGAAGTTTGCTACCCCTGAAGACTTAGCGAAGTCTTACGGTGAACTTGAAAAGAAAATGTCGGGTTCTAAAGATGAACCACAGGCAGACGAAGTTACGGAAGACGCACCTAAAAGTGACGCACCAAACTTCGACAAGTTCTCAGATGAATTCGCATCCTCTGGTGAATTAACAAGCGAAAGCTACACTGAGTTGGAAGCCATGGGATATCCCAAAGAAATGGTGGAGACTTACATCAAAGGTATGCAGTCAGCACAAACAGCTGATGCAGATACAGTGATGGATGTAGCTGGCGGTCAGGAAGGTTACAAAGACCTAACTGATTGGGCTAGGACTAACATGGATGAAGGTGAACTCAACGTCTACAATCAGATGGTGAACACCGGAACAGATAACGCAAAGATGGCAGTCGAATGGCTGATGTCTAAGCGTGAAGCAGCTGAAGGCTCTGAGCCTAATCTACTTCAAGGTAAAGCGACAGCACCTGCAAAGGATGCGTTTCGCTCTACCCAAGAGGTGGTCGCTGCTATGAAGGATAGCCGCTATGGTAAAGACCCTGCGTACACTAAAGACGTAGAGGAAAAACTTTCGCGGTCATCAGTATTTTAAACGCCTCTGGTAGGGGTGTAAGCTAGGTATCAACTGACTTCCCCCTACCAATTTCCCTTAACGACAACGGGTCAACTGCATGGCTTTTTAGCCAGCTGGACTATCACGATGAAAACTTAGACCGGATGCGTCCGACAATCTTTGCGAGTAAGAGCGACAGTCATTTCTCGAAAATTTGTCAATTAAGGATTTAGAAAATGACAAACGCAACAGCTTCTCGTTTAGGTGTGGTTAACGGTGCATCACCGTCTAACTTCGCTACAACGAACAACCTGTTTCTCAAAGTATTTGCCGGTGAAGTTCTCACTGCATTTGATGAAACAAACGTAATGAAAGACCTGCACACCTCTCGTACAATTTCGAGCGGTAAATCAGCGTCCTTCCCAGTGACCGGTAAAGCCAATGCAGCTTACCACACTGTAGGTACACCTTTGCTTGGCACACAAGCCATCAAGCATAACGAAATCGTAATCAACATCGATGACGTTCTTATTGCAGATACATTTATCGCTAACATCGATGAGGCCAAAAATCACTATGATGTCCGTGCAGAATATAGCCGCCTATTGGGTATGGCTCTTGCAAAAGAATTCGATACACGCACCCAGCGTGTTGGCCTACTTGCCGCACGTTCAGCCGCTACCATCACTGGTGGCAACGGTGGTTCTGCTTTAACTGACGCAGATGCTAAAACCAACGGTGCATCCCTTGCTGCTTCTATCTTTGAGGCTGCAAAGGTAATGGACGAAAAAGACGTTCCTGAAAATGAGCGTGTATGTCTCGTCAAGCCAGCACAGTATTACAACCTTGTTCAAACCACTGACGTAATTAATCGTGATTGGGGTGGAGCGGGTGTATACGCTGACGGTGAAGTATTGCGCGTAGCTGGAGTACAGATTGTTAAAACTAACAACCTGCCATCCACAAACGTGTCAGCCGTAACCGGCGAGAACAACACCTACAGCGGTAACTTCTCTACAACCGCTGCGTTGGTTTTACAGAAACAAGCTATCGGTACAGTTAAACTGATGGACTTGGCTGTCGAACAGACAACCGGTGATTATAACATCATGTACCAAGGTACACTCATGGCAGCTAAATATGCTATGGGACACGGCGTATTACGCCCAGAATGTGCAGTCGAAATTAAGACTGGATAACTTTCTTTAGGTCAGTCCTTCATTGGGCTGGCCTTTTTTTTCATTTTGCGAGGACACAATGACAAAACCTACGTCCATGACCGAAATACAAGCGGTCAACGTCCTACTGACAACTATCGGTGAACAGCCTGTGAACACCCTCACAGGTAACCAAGTGACTGATGTGACAATCGCTCAAGATGTCCTCAATGAGGTCAACCGCGAGGTTCAGGCTCAAGGCTGGCATTTCAATACAGAACAGCAAGTGTCTTTAGTTAGAGATGGAAGCAATCATGTAAACATCCCAGCGGATACAGCGCGTATCGATGTAAGGGAATATGATGTTGTTGTCAGAAGCGGCAAGCTATTTAACCTGAGTGATAGGACTTACGAATTTAGTTCCACCTTAAAGGCTGACATAGTTTATTATCAGGATTTTAACGACCTTCCTGACGCAGCTAAGAAGTACATCACAACCCGTGCTGCCCGTATATATGCAGACCGGATGATTAACTCTGAGACTATTAACAAGATGACAACCCGTGACGAACAGAAGGCTCTTATCGATTTAAAAGAGTTTGAAGGCGATACCGGCGATTACAACATGATGGATAATTATTCTGTAGCCCGTGTCATGAACCGTGGAAATCATCGAAGGGTAATCTAATGAGTATGATTAGTTCTGCTATACCAAATTTGGTTCAAGGCATATCAAAGCAATCTCCATCGTTGCGGCTGTCAAGTCAGGCAGAACTTCAGGAGAACGCCTTTTCATCGCTGGTGGAAGGTCTGCAGAAAAGACCGCCGCTTGAACACGTTACTATTTTAAGTAACAGCACTACCAGTGGGTCATTTACTCACCTAATAAACCGCGATACGACTGAGCGATACTTTACGTTTCTTAATGACATAACCGATGATGATGGCATTGTTTCTCAATTTACAAATGCCGGAGAAACGAACTTTACACTTAATGGTGCATTTGTTTCTAGCGGCATTGCATCTTTTAGCGCCACGAGACAAGTAACATTTTATAATGACAATGCCAGCGCACTCGGCAATCCAATCCCTTCTGTGTTGAATCTAGTGTTAACTATTACTGGTACAGACGCCTCTAATTCGTCTCAAACAGAAACAATTAATATTAATGATAATAAACACACATACACAGGAGTTAAATATTTTAAAACAGTAACAGCCGTTTCAATTAATAATGCTCCAACTAACTTTATTCTAAAGGTTGGTGTGACCGCATCCAATCAGATTTCTATATATGATTTACAAGGGAACGCTAAGACCGTCACTTATCCTGATGGCACTTCTTATTTATCAAGTTCCTCTCCCACTGCAGACTTTCGCGCAGTCACAGTGGCTGATTATACCTTCATTGTTAACTCTTCAAAGACAGTAGCAATGAACACCGCGACTACTCCTACATACCCGTTCACTGGTTTAATCTCTGTTAAGC